ATGGCTTCATTTAGACAACGCAACGATACATGGCGAGCCGAGATAAGTGTAAACGGAATTCGCGAAAGTGCAACCTTTGATACAAAAGCTCAGGCTAGGGCTTGGGCCTCAAAACGCGAGACTCAGTTACGCGAACAATCGCATGGCAAATTACCAGATCACTCTTTTTTAGAAGCTATTGAACGCTACTTAAATGAAGTGAGTGTTAAAAAGAAAACTCATGAGAATGAAGTCAAGCGAATGGCTTTCTTTAAGCGTGAGTATAAAAAGCTATGTCAAAAGCAATTGGCCAAAGTCACAACTGACGATTTAGTGCAATGGCGCGATTCTCGTTTAAAGGAAGTGCAGGGCGCTACTGTCAGACGTGAAGCAAATATTTTAGCTTCCTTATTTACTGTTGCTCGCAAAGAATGGAAATGGATTAAAGAGTCGCCTATGGCTGACCTTACTTTACCCCCACCATCAAAGCACCGTGATAGACGAATTGCCCAAGATGAAATTGATAGATTATGTCTTGCAGCAAATTGGGATAACAATGTACCAGTAAATTCAACTCAGCAAATTATTATTGCCTTTCTCTTTGCGATTGAGACAGCTATGCGCGCTGGTGAGATTGTTGGCTTGACTTGGGATCGTGTTTATTTAAAAGATAGATATTTAGTTTTAAATGAAACAAAGAATGGTACTAAACGAAATGTACCACTATCTAAGCGTGCAGTTGAGTTGCTTACTTTATTAAAAGGTCTTGATAAAAAGCAGGTCTTTACTTGTAATTCCCAAAGCTTTGATACGCTTTGGCGTAAATTGAGAGATAGATGTCAAATCACTGACTTGCATTTTCATGACACACGCCATGAAGCTTGTACACGCCTTGCAAGGAAATTAGAAGTTTTAGACTTGGCCCGTATGATTGGGCATAAAGACTTAAGAAGCTTGATGGTCTATTACAATGCTACTGCAAGCGAAATTGCAACGAGGCTAGATTAGCCCCGTTTGCGTGGTCTTCCTTTCTTTGGCTCATCATCCGATTGTTCATTCAACCAGTTTGATAGCTCTGCCAAGTTCCATCGTCTTCCTTGACCGCACTTAATAACATAGCGCGGTTTAGGGAAGGTTGGCAGGCAGCAAACTGCTGCCTTAAAGTGTACATCTCGATATCCCAAGAACTCAGCAGCTTGAGAATCATTTAGCCAAATATCTGAAGGTGGTAACGCTACAACAAAGTTACTACCTATATTCGCAATTGCTGTCATTTCACCCCTCCATCTCATTAAACTTTTTAACGATTGCTTTTTTGGCTTTCATCAAAAAGTACTCACGTTCATCTTCTTCAAAACACCCATCGCCTTGTGGCTCTTGAGAATACAAAATGGTCTCATCTCCACAATCAGGATAATCAACTCTAAATTCGCCATGTCTTAATCGGAGATATCCAATCTGTTGACCTTGAAAAACTGCAATATATTGTTCAGGGCTTTCATCACAAGTTTTGATTAGTTCAACTTCATCCGTAGTCAATAACATTCACCCCTCCATACTTTCAGCTTTAACTTCTTCTAACATGGCCTCAACTCTCTTTAATTCAGATCTACTGTGAGCTATACCGCCACCATTAATATCTAAGTAAAACTTTAGTAAATCTGCCTTGTATTGAAAGTCATACATCTTCACCACAATCTGCAAATCTCTAAATATTTGCCTTTTAGGTAGTTGATCAAACTTAAGACCAAAGACCTTTAATTCACCTGCAATAAACCTTCTGATGGCAGTTAATCTTTGCAAACCATCAATACACACCATTTGATCAAGAAGATCACAATCTTTTGCTCTCTCTTTTCTCCAAGAAGGGCAGTTGAATCGAATTGTTAATCCGCTTTCATCTACAATTAACCTCAAGACATTTTCTATATAGTTGGTTTGCTGTTTTTTAGTCCATACATGCCCACGTTGAAAATCGGGTACTAGTTCTACACCATGCGGAATATCTTCACTTTCACAATGCAACCATGTTTCAAGATAAGAAAAACTACAGTGCCAAGTTCTTGTGGGGCGTTCCAATGGATTAACAATCTGCCGGAACTCATCAGGTGTTAAACTCATCCCTCAGCTCCCGATTCGCTTGCTTCAACCATTTTCTTCCAGATAAATTCATTGCGAGTATTGCTACTCATCTCAATAATTTCATCGTCAAAATCCCAAGTAGCATCAATCATCTTAGGTGTTGGCTGCTTTGGCACAACAATATGAGTCTCCGGCACCGCCTGAGCTTTGGCTTTTTCTTGCCATGCTTCCCAAGCAAAGTTCATTGTTTCAGGAGCATCGCTAGGGCAAAAATCCTCATTAGGCCAATATGAATTTGTTTCTTCGTTGTAATAAACAAATTCACTTTTGATTGCTAATTCAGCCAAAGGCAATCTTTCAAAAGCCTCTCTTTCCTTATTCAAATCTGTCATGCTGCTGCTCCTTAGCTCGGTCTTTTGCTGAATTTGTCGAACGTTTGCATGAACTGATCAACACTAAATTGAATTGTTTTCTTGGCATTGTGCGGTTCAAATTGAGCAGCATATAAAGCCATACCAAGCCACATTACTGAGAATGTAAAAACCTTTGCTGAGTCTTTATCTTGGCTATTCATTTCATCAACCATAGGGCTAATAATCTTCTTAAAGATTTCTTCAGCGATTTGGTCAGAGGTTCCGCTAATTGTGTTTAATTCGATTTGTTTCATGCTGCCACCTTTAATGTTTTAATTGCGTCATCTATAGCTTGGTTGAACTTGCGAACATCTTGCTCTAATGCTTCTATCGCCAAGTCTTCGGCATAGACACGAATAATGATGATCTGTAGATCTTCTGGTAGACGTGGGTCATAGCTCACAAAGTCACACCATTCACGACGAGTACAAGACAACTGACTAGTGATTTGTGGGATGTGCTCATCTGGTACTTGCTTAGTCAGAAGGGTATTTAAATGCGTTGTAGTGTCTGGGCACTTAACTTCAATTTGACCCTTATCGCCCACAAGCCCATCCGGTGAAGCCCCGAACATTTCAATGAAAGGGTGATCCATTAGGCCTGTTCCAACTACAAAGTTACCGGTCTCATTTTCATAAGCAGCTATTGCATGAGGCTCGTTGTCGATACCCCATTGCATTACTGAATTAGTTGGGATTTCCTTCTGAACGCCAGTTAGGCGCTCAGCTAGAATAGTTAAACCCAATGCATTTAAAGCTTTGCCTTTATTAGGCTTTGCATTTAAATCTTTAACTCGGCTTGCTGTGACTTTCCCACAGCGTTCCGAATGCCAATCATCACTACGCTGGAGAATGTTCATAAGTTTCTCCTTGGCGCTGTAAAGCCTGATCTGCAAACTGAGCAATTTCTTTTAAGTTAATTGAATGCGTTTCCCACAAATGCTTTTTAAAGTTGCTTTTTGGAATAGCTACATAAGCAGCTTGCAAACGTTCAGTACCGTATTGAGCTTCTGATTTAAGCGTGGCTAAATGTTCATCTTCAAATGCTTGGTAGCCTTCTAAATCTGTTGAGTTCACTGTTCTTGAAGCTGGCATAAACTCTTCATGATCAACTAATTCGTCTTCCGTATACACACCTAAAATCACATCAGGGAAGTGGAGGCGAGCTAGCTTCTTAGTAGCCAAGTAAGCAATTTGCTGTTTAGGGTCATTCACCCAGTTTGGCGAGTTACGTGTGGTACCAACTTGGGCAAACGAAACATCATGGATACGTGGCTCTGATTCGCCTTTAATGGTTACCCATACACGCACGCCAACATCATGAGCCTTACAAGTTTTACCATCCACTTTTGACCAGTCGCCATACCATTCAAAGTTAGGTCTACCTACGATAGGGGCACGAGCAATAATCACAGCATTAACTAGTTGAGCTTCATAACCCAAGTTGCCATTTACTAAGTGAGTCTTTTGAGCAACTGCAAAGGGATTCATACCCCATTGCATTGCTTGCATAGTTACTGCCAAACAGTCACCAGAATTGCCCTGTAAATGCTTTGGCACTGTAATAACTGCCTTACACATGAAGTCAGCAAATGCCACCATGTTTTGCATTGCTTGAGGATCAAGAATCAATGAAGATGTTTGAGCACTCATTGGTAAAGCTGGTTGATTTTCTACTAATGCATTCATCTTGTTAGCCTCTTAGTATTTGATAGAAATGTTGGGCACTTCGTTTTTCGCAATTAGGCGAATCAACTCTTTTGCCATTTCTTCTGTTAAGCCCGGCACGCCATACATCATTGCCGACAAGGCCTCATTGTTAATTTTTTTCATGTGAGCACGGTTAGCTAATCGCGCTTCCTCAGCCTTACGTTCAGCCTCTAGCTTTGCTGCTTGTTCAGCTTCAATACGTTTACGTTCTGCTTCGGCTGCATGTTGTGCGCGCAATTCAGCAGCTTCTTTTTCAGCCTTTAATCGAGCTTCGCGTTGTTCTGCCTCAGCCTTTTCACGCTCTGCTTTAGCAATAGCTTCTTGCTTTTCACGTTCTACACGTTCGGCTTCTTCTTTAGCTTTACGCTCAGCTTCTAGACGGACTCTTTCAGCTGCTTCATGTGCAATACGTTCTTCGTGTTCACGTTGTAAACGTTCTTGTTCAGATTTGCGAAGACGCTCTAATTCAGCCTGTTCAGCTTCATATTTTTCACGAGCAGCTAGGGTGGTGCGTAGAAACTCCAGAGTTTCGTATTTGGCAATTTTTGCCTGTTCCTCGAATTCCTCGAAAGATGAATCAATGATAATTTCTTCAACATTTCGAATCACACCCTTTAGCCAAACACTATCTTTATCTGCAATAACGGCAGTTTTGTAGAAATTGATAGAAAGAATACTTTCTTCATGCTTCGCTACACGGTCTTTCTCAGCTTGTTCCCAAGCATCACGTGGTGCCAAAACCTCATTGCGTAATAAATCAAGCTTCTTAACAATTGAGATTCGATCATCATCAATCACTTTGATTTGAGCTTTTTGTTCAGCTACTAATTCTTTGCCACATTTCTCAATAAGCGTTTTTGACTTACTGATTTTTAAAGCAAGCGAACCAATCGCATCACGGCCTTTTTTAGTACTTACATCTGGTACATGAGAGCAAACTTCTTGAGCAATGCGTTCATACAATTCATCTGTACCACCACGTTTAGCGAAAGCCGCTAAAATTACGTTTTGTTCTAATACTTGTAATTCGTTTACTGGCGCATTCATAATCTTCTCCTAATTCTTTTCACTTGCTATGTATCTTTTAACTAAAGGGATGAGTTCTCTTTGAGTCGTTAAGTGGTCACCCTGAATCCTGTCATAAATTGGGTAAAACCTATCTTTCACTTCAACTTGCAGAACCTGAAAATCACCTTTGCCATCTCGATACTGAATTTGGTTTGCTATAAGCCAAGACTTGAAATCTTCTAGTTTTGACTTATGGAGTAGGGCGCGTTTAGACATCACCCACCTCTCAACTCATTTCTAATTTCAGCCAACCGTTTTAAAGTTTCACTTAAGTAGGCGATTTTTGTCTTAATAGAAAACTGATCACCTAGCTCTAATTGGATCTGCTCAGTGCCACGGCCCACATAACGCAAGTGAATCCAATTGCCGCCATCAGTGATGACTGTATCTTTCTCACTAGAAAGTGGGAGCAGGGCATTTACAGAATCTTTAATAAGAGCTTGAAGTCTTGATACTTCGATAATTTCAGGATGTGCATTCATGACATTCACCATGGAGCGCTTAAATGCGCTCTCTAATCCCTGATTCGATAAGATCTTTAATCTCAACTACATCCAAACGATCAACGTAAGCCAATACCTCGCCATCTTCGTCATAAACGCGAATGTCTTTAATCTCGTTAATTTCAACTTCACGCCAAGCTTGATAGCCGTTGCCATCAATTGAGTACTGAGCATCAAAATCAACTTCTAATGTGAACTTTTCATTTGCAGTTTGAAGTACTGCTTGTTCATTTTCAGGGTCGATTGATTCAACTTTGAAAGGAGCTGCAACCGTTACAGGCTCTTTGTTAGCTGGGGTAAATGCATAAGCAGCAGTTAGAGCACTAACTACTCCTACGAATCCCATGGATTTGACTATGTTGGCTTTTATGTTCATACTTATCTCCGCATTTGATGCAAACCGCCTAGACTCTGACCCCTATGGCGGTTTTTGTTTATAAGGTGAGTAAAGCATACTTTACCTTGCATACATTGTAAAGCCTACTTTACTAATTATTTTTAAGTACACTTTACTTTTTTGTATGGGCAATAAAAAACCACTATATGCATAGTGGTTCGGACGAAGCGATTTAGAATTTATTTAGTTAAGTCTTTTGCAATTAACCATTCTTTTTTATCTACATCATATTCAGGCTCTAATAAAGCCAAAATATAACCTGACGCCTCAAATTTAAAATGTTCTTTTGATGGACTGACAAACCCCCAATAAACTAAGTCATTTTTACCTAATGAGTTTTGATACTTATCATTAATTCCAGCAACTAAAGTTGTACCTTCACTATTTGCCAATTGAACTAAAAACCTTGGATAGAGTTATTATTATGAATAACTTCTTGAATTATCCCAAAACTCATTTGATTTTTTTCAAATAAAGGCTTGTGGATGGTAGTTGCAAAAGAAAAGGCTGACAGATTGTCCTTAAAAATTAATTTTTCCCCAGATGGTTTTTTATAAAAGACCCACCTTTTAATTTTTAATAATAAGAAATACCCCCAAGAAAGCAGAAAGCCAATCGGTAGAAAATACAAAAATAAATGAAAGAAAAAGCCATCTCTTTTTTGAGGAAAATATTCAGGATTTAGTATTTGGTCTAAATCTAAGTTCTCTTTATAAACCCACGATAATAAAGAAATAATCCCTACTGTTAAAAATAAGATGCCTATCCTCTGAATTGGCTCTTTCGAGCCAAATTCCCATATTTTATTTAATCCATTCACTTATATTTCCTCATGTGTAAGACCATCACACCTATAATTGATATATTGTGATTAAGTGATGAAAGTGTTGGGTAGTCTGGATTTAAAGGAACTAGCTCAAAAATTTCCCTTCCAAAATCATCATATCCAATTACTCGATACTTCTTGAAAGTTGCCTCGTAATCACCGTTTTGAGCTACCACAAAAGAACCGGGCTGAGGCATTAATGCTGTGTCGATTGTTAAAAGATCACCTGGTTTAAAGTCTGGCAACATACTGTCACCCTGAACGGTAAGACTAAATACACTTTTTTCTTTTGCTGATTTATAAGTCGTATAAGTTTCACCTATTGGATTTACCCCATCGTAACCAACAGAGTTAAAAAGGCCAGCTTGTACATAATCTAGTACAGGAATTTTGCTAATTTCATCATTATTAAATACTACATTCGCATCTGATTTTTTATCTAGCAGCATTGGGGCACGTTCGCCAGCAAGCCATTTATGGTTAACACCTAAGAATTCTGCTGCAAGAGTCAAGTTACTGCCATCCAGTTCTTTTGTTGGTCCATTAAACCACTGACCAACACTTGCTTTACTTACTTTACAGAATTCAGCCATTTCTGTGTTTTTTAGTTTTTTATTACGAGTTGATTCGTAGTGTTTTTTGGCTTGATGCATGCGTTCTTGAAGCGAAGACATAATAAAAATTCCCAAATTAGTAAAGCTAGCTTAACTTTTTATAAGTAAAGTTTGCTTGATTTTGTTAAGTAAAGTATGCTTTACTTGTCTTTGTTTACTGGAGTAAAGAAAGTGCAAGTACTGATGAAGAAAAGTGACGCCATTCAGGCGTTCAAAACCAAAGTCGGTGTGGCAAAAGCAATTGGGATTAGTAAACAAGCAGTTAGCTTATGGGGCGATATGGTTCCTGAAGGTTCGGCCTCTAAATTATTGCTTGTAAATCCCAACATCCCACACACGATCAAAGCGGCTTAGGTGGATACATGACTGAGAAATTAACCGCAAGTGTCACCTTTAAGTGCACGGATGAGGAAAAGATTCTTTTAGAAAGAATCGCTAGATCAAGAAAACAAACTGTTTCCGAATTAATGAGAGAGCGTGGCATTGATGTAATCCGTGAAGTTCAGGAGTTACTTCAAAGTCTACAGGCTGAGTTCGATCTAACCACAGTTACCGTAGATACAAGAAATCCTGAGCCATTCGAACTAGAACTGGCACCAAATCCGCATAAAACACAGGCACAAAAAAAGCCCAATTGTCGTAACCAATTGAGCCTTATCTGCCATTCCACTGCAAAGCAATGAAAAGGAAAGCTGAAAGATGAATTTAGCACACAAGCGGGAGGAGGGCAACATGATTACGTTGCACCCATCTACCGCAAAGAAAAAAGAGCGACAAGCTATGTCGGACAAATTTACACATGGCTATGTTCAATCTAGCCAGCTTTACCGAAAGGAGGTTTATCCGTTTCTCAGTGATGCTGCACGACATGTGTATTTTGAGCTTGAGAATCGCTTAAACGGTTATCAAAAAGAGTCTGATTTTGTTAGCTACTCTCAATTACAAGGTAATTCTGAAATAGAAGGAGGCAGAATTGTTGCGCGCGCTTCTGTTGCCAAAGGCCTAAAAGAGCTAATCGAATTAGGAGTTATCTCGGTTATTGATAAGAGTAAAAACGGGAACAAATATAAGATTCATGAAGTTTCTTTGCTAGGCCAGAAGTACACTAAGAAGACTAGTTCACCTACTAGACTAGTTCACGTAGTAGACCGATCTAGTTCACCTACTGAACCGAAACTAGTTCACGTAGTAGACACACAAAAGAAAGAAAGAAACTTTAAAGAAAATACACATATTGTCCCTGACGAAAATCCAGTCGAAGCAGTGCTCAATCTTTGGACTCCAGATTTGGATTCGTTGAATGCTTGGTTACAAAGATCAGGTATCGCGAAAATGACTCAAGCCGAGGTTGATGGTTGGTTACTTGAGATCAACGGGTACTACTCAACAAAACTTGAAGCGGGTTTGCTTACAGATACCCAAATGTACACAAACTTCGTGAAGTGGATTAAGCGCAACTTCTCAAGTCGTAAGCCTGCACAGCCTCAAACATCACGCAACGTAAACGATGCTTGGGCTAACAACCCAGTTCAATACACCAAGACGCTTGAAGAAGCTGAAATACCGGAGGACTGGGTATGAACGTAATGCTTAATCCAGAAGTTATGCAAGGTTCAGGTTTCTGCACTAAGCACAACACGAAAGAAATCATCATGGGAGGCTTCCAAGGCTGTCCACAGTGTGCAATCGAGTATGTGAATGCAGCTAACAAGCAACATGATTTTGAAGTTCAGAAGTCTGTACGTGAAAAACACTTTGCGGGGGCAATGATTCCAGATCGCTACAAGGAAGCAGGATTTAAAAACTATCGTCGTGATCATGATGGGCAGATTGAGGCTTACAACCTAACTACAGCATATGCACGTGAAATTTTAAAGGGCGAAGTAAAAAATCTGGTCATGGTCGGAAGTACCGGAACAGGTAAAACACATTTGGCATGTGCAACTGCAAGAACGCTTTTAGCCAAAGGCAACTATGCACGTTACATCACAAGCGAAGAATTGGCCCAACGCATCATGAAAGCGTGGGACAAGGACACGAAAGATCAATCAGAGCAATCAGTAATTCATGAGTTCACAACCTATGACTTGCTCATCCTTGACGAGTACGGATTGCATGACCGCGATAAGCGCTTAGAGCTAGTGCACAAAGTTCTTTACTCACGCTATGACGCATGCAAAGCAACGATGCTCATTTCAAATATGACACTTGAACAACTCAAAAATGATTTGGGTGATCGCCTCTGGTCACGTTTCCAACATGGCGGACTCACAACCATTGAGTGCAACTGGAAAGATGCGAGGGCGGTATGACACTAACAGAAATTAAATTCCGATTAATCACAATCGCGGAAAAAAGAAAGTGCCCTTACTTCGACATGATCGTGGTTAAAGAAGTGCATGAGGCATTCAAAAACAACACCTACCACGAATTAAAAAATTACGTGCTTGCTGAAATGGAAGTTTCTGTTTTGAACATGGTGGAGTTAGGCAGATGAACTACAAGGAAATGATGGCATTGCGTTGTGCTTACAACCATGGATTAAAGACTGCTGAAACAAGAGCAGCTGCATGTTTGTACGTAAAACTTAGAAGAGCTGGCCTGTTAGAGCAATTCAAGACCCAACAGTAAGGGGCTAAATCATGAGAATGACAGAAGAACAGCTAGAAGCAATTCAAAACAAGCGAAATATCGCGCAAAAAGGCACATTACAGAGCGGTAAAAGCAAAAGTGATGCAAGGGTACTAGGAAGATTAAAACAAGGCGCTATGAACAAAACAGAGCGTAAATATAACGACTACCTAGAAAGCAAAAGAATGAAAGGTGAAATCCTTTGGTTCAAGTTTGACTGTATCAACCTGCGTTTAGCTGAAAAGACGTTTTATAAGCCTGATTTTTTCGTGCTTACAAGTGATTTTGAGTTGCAAGTGCATGAGGTCAAAGGCCATTGGGAAGATGATGCGCTAGTAAAGATCAAAGTAGCTGCCGAATTGTATCCATTTTCATTTAAATCTGTGCATTGGAATACGAAAAACAATGCATGGGATGTAAGACATTTTTAGGAGCGTGAGAGGTGAATATGCGTGTTGATAGTACAGCTTTTACAGACGACCCTCGCGCACGCGCGCGTTTTCTCGAGACTAAGAAAAAAGCCAAAGAATTCTTGCGCCAACGCCGAGGCTATAAGCGTCCAGACTTCAACCGCATGATTCTAGATTTACGCAACCTTGGATGGTCACACGAAAAGATTGCATACGTCCTTGATGTGTCAGGCGGCAGCACTGTTTCTTCTTGGTCTACTGGATCCATTCCAGAGTACATACACGGTGAGCAATTCATCATGTTGTGGCAAGAACAAACAGGCTTACAGCGCGTACCACGTGAAGGCGAATGGCAAACATATAAATACGATATTGGGCAGCTCGATCTACTTGAAACGTTAGACGTATTCGCTGCCCAGTTAGATGAGGAATTACAGCAATGAAAAGCCCTAAAAAACTCACACAAAATGAGAAAGATATTCTGCTCAATGAAATAAGAAAAATGCGTGATGCGCTGTGGAAAAAGCAAAACGGCATATTTAAGAAAAACAACTTAAGTATCGCGATTGCCATGACTAAACGTTACAAGGAGGGGGTATGAACATGATCGTATTTCCATTAAAGAAGGCTGAAAAGTTAGATCGACTCTGCTTATGTATTAATTGCAACAAGCTCTTTGTTGATGCTGTTGATAGTCGCGACCATGGCATTTGCTCACTTTCTTGTGGCTATGCATTCCGCGGAATTAGTTGGAGTGACTTTCTATGAAACCAGAGCAGTTTATTCGTGAATTTGGGGTGGAGAAGGCGAGAGATTTATTGGATCAATTGCATAAGCTTGGCTGTCCAGATGATATGAAAATCACTGTAATTAACGGTATGTGGCAACGTACGAGCAATGGGTTCGCGTATCCAGAACTCAAGCGTCTTGTGGAGTCGGTTGATTTGATCAAGTGGCATGGTGGCACTAAGTTTGCCAAAGACTACCTAGCGCGGAATAAAGCAAAGCATCCAAATGTAAGCGGCTGGGATGAATTGGAGCAGGCAATCAAAGACCACGAATCAATATACGGAGGCGGGGATGAGTAAATATCAACAGGAAGTTGCAGTACTTCTTATCGCCAGTGCAATTCTTTATGCGGGATTTAAGACAACGTTTATCGGTGTTGTTTGTTTGATTGGGTATCTAGCGTTTGTGTGGTCGATGTTTAAAGGAGCTAGCCATGAGTGAGTTTAAAGCAAAAGACATCGTCGCCATGAATGTGCCTACTCTGCCTGAGCCAGTTGGGAGCTTACAAGAGTTACATCCTGAGTTTGCAAAAGTCTTGCACGAGAACTTTCTAGAGTTGCTAGGTGATGAATCCAACACTGTTCAGGTGGCAAAAGATGCAATTGAACATGGTAACGACTTAGCAATGGTGTCAATTGAAGGTGTTGAGCAGGTATCAATTGCACATGTAATCAACCCATTTCCTTGTGAAGAGCTTGGCGACGACTTCCCCATAGAAAACCACATTTCGCCTAACTGCCAATCGAGGGATGTTTGAGATGGATAAGTGTAGAGAAGAGTTTGAGAAGCAAAAGTACTGGATTGGGCTATTTAGAGACGCGGTTGATTTTGATGAGGAGCTTGGTCGATATGTTTTAAACGGTCAAAGAAAGCTTTACGCATTTCACCTCGATTCATTTAACGAAAAATGGGCAATTTGGCAGGAAGCATGGCAGCACCAGCAAGCGAAAGTGGAGGAGCTGCAAACCTTATACACCCAACAAGGCATAAACATGCTGAAGCTGCAAAAGCGGGTGGATGTGGCACTCAAACTAATCGAATCATGGAATGAAATCGCTTTTGATAAAACTACTCACTGGACAGAAGGTTATGAAGAAGGCTGCTACCACTGTGCAGCGCAGTTAGAGCAAGCGCTCAAGGGGGATCAATACGATGAACATCGCAAGAAAGCAGAAGAGGCCATCTCAAAAGGTGCAAGCCTAACCAACCATAGGATTGAGCTATGACCACATTCAAAGAGGCTTGCAACCACGAGTACCAGTACTGCTGGATTTATAAGGCGTATTTGTGTATCTATTGTGATGAGATGAGGAAGGGGTGATGAACATTAAAGCTATTACAACCGAGGTTGTGGGAGGCCCGCGAAATGGTGAATTTATTGTATGCGCTGCCAATAGTTTTTTTACGGTAGCAGAACGATGGGATTCTATTTGGGAGCGACCATCTTGGAATGGCGATTTACTACTATATGAAAAGAAAAAAGCATTTCTATTTTTGAATGGGACTTACTATTTCAGAGAGTTCTTCCTTTGTAAAGATTCCGAACCAATCAAGGCATTACACATATTCCGCAAATCGCTAACCTCAATTTATCTAAATAAAAGAAAGTAGAGCCCAACTAATCACCCAACAAACCCCAACTTAATAAACACAACACTAGCCCTATTCACAACGAATGGGGCTTTTTCATGGCTGCTAAACGAGAAATTAAAACACCGGGTGTGACTGCTGAGCCGAATCAAGAACAACAAGCACAAACACCAGATACAAACCAAGACGCATCTACAAAAGATCAGGCTGAGGCGGCTTTGTCTGAAATCTTATCTGCTCCTCAAGATTCCGAAGCTCAAACGCCACCAGATACTCCTGAGTGGGCAACTGCAATTGTAGAGAACCAAGCGCGTATTGAACAAAAGCTAGATGCAATCTTGTCTCAATCACCAAATGCACCTGCTACGCCTAAAGCAAAAGGCCGATTCAAGCTTGTTGAAGGCAAGGGCCACGTTTGGGTGGAGGGCTAAGCATGTGCGGAAGTCCTAAAGTCGTTCAAAGCGATCCAGAAGCAGAAGCTCAATTGGCTGCTGAAAAAGCTACGCAAGAGACCAACAAAAAGAAGGCTCAGCGTAACTTGGCTAAGCAAGACAGCGTCTTGGCAAGCTCAATGAACTCAACTGTTCCAAATAATAAAACTACATTAGGCGGTGGTTGATGGATATTCAGGCTAAGCAGTTATGCGCTCGGTTTGGGCAAATGAAGCTCAGCCGATCTATTCATGAGGCGCACTGGGGTGAATGCTATAAGTATGGAGCACCAGAGCGTCAACAATCATTCATTGGTGATAATCCAAAATCACAGCGTGAAAAAGAGCGCGCAGATTTAGTTGATTCAACAGCAGCAGAAGCAATTCAGCTACTTGTTTCAATGATCATGTCAGGTGTAACGCCTGCTAACTCTATTTGGTTTCAGGCTGCACCCGATGGCGTTGATGACATTTCCCAGCTCACAGATGGTGAACGTTGGTTAGAAACTGTTTGTCAGTTCATGTGGCGTAATATTCATGCTGCAAACTTTGACAGTGAAGCTTTTGAAACTATTACAGATGTAACTGTTGCGGGCTGGGGCGTTCTCTACACTGACATCGACCACAAAGAGGGCGGAGGTTATGTATTTGAGTCATGGCCTATCGGTTCTTGTTGGATTGGTTCAAGTCGTCCAAATGGTGTTGTAGACATCATTTACCGTGAACATGAAATGACTGCAGAAGCGATGATCAATGCTTATGGTGAAGATAAGTGTGCAAGTGATGTTGTTAATGCAGCACGTACAGAGCCAGAGCGCAGATTCAAGCTATTACATGTCATTCAACCACGCAAAACGAAGGGTGCAGGGCAATTAAACACTGATATGGCTTTCGCTTCATATCATGTGGATCTGAATCATCAGGTCATTTTAAAAGAATCGGGTTATCAAGAGTTTCCATGCTCAATTCCACGCTTAAGACGTTTGCCTAATTCAGTTTATGGCAATGGTCAAATGTCAGTGGCATTACCGGATGCTAAGACATGTAACGAACTTGTGCGTCAAACATTGCGTGCAGCAGATATGCAAATTTGCGGCATGTGGATTGCCCAAGATGATGGTGTAATGAACCCTCATACTATCAAGGTTGGTCCGCGTAAAGTTGTTGTTGCCAATAGTGTTGATTCAATGAAGCGCCTTGATGATGGCGTTAATTTCCAAATCGCTGAGTATCTGCTTAACAACCTTCAAAACGGCATCCGTAAAAAGCTAATGGCTGATCAGTTGCCACCGATTGGCACACAGCAAATGACTGCTACAGAGATTAATACTCGTGTAGAAATCATTCGTCAGCAACTTGGTCCGTTATATGGCCGTCTTCAATCTGAATTCTTAATGCCTTTGCTAGATCGTTGCTTCGGTCTTGCTTTGCGCTCTGGTGTGCTTCCTCTACCTCCACGTGAATTATGGGGGGCGAACCTTTCATTCAAGTTTATTTCACCTTTAGCACGTGCTCAGCGTCTAGATGAAGTTATCGCAACTGAACAGTTTGTCGTAGCGCTTACTCAATTTGCGGCTGTGGATAAATCAGTTCTTGATGTTGTTGACCTAGATGCAGCTGCAAACGTGGTGGCCCGTGGTCGTGGTGTTCCGCAATCAATATTACGTACTGATGAAGAAGTGGACCAGCTACGTACGGCACGTCAAAAAGCCATGGAAGAAGAGAAACAAAAAGCCATGCAACAACAAATGGCCCAGCAAATGGGCGGTGTAATTGCTGATGGAGCAAAAGCCGCTGTTACACAGGACCCAAGCCTAATAACAGGAATGGCTAGCGAGGTAATGCAATGATTTACTTTATTTTCATAGCTGTAATGGTCGCTTTGGTAGTGATCATTGCCATTCAACAAAATGCCCTAGAGAAAGCTCATCAAAAGCACTGGGATGAAGTCCGTGATCACGCTGAGACTCGCAAGAAGTTAGCAGCACTTGAACGGGTCGAAGAAAAACAAGAAGAAGCGCCATTAGTTGCAGATAAGGCCATTCGACAACGCTATCCGCGTAAACCAACTCCAATGGATTATTACACGCTATTTGAAGCAAACCCAATTGGCCGCGACATCCTCGACGATTTGGTCAATCTGTTTGGCGGTGTGTCTTATACGCGGGGTGGTCATGACGCTGACCGTGAGACCTGCTTTAAGGCGGGCAAAAAGTTTGTAGTCGATCACATCATCATCCAAGCAAACAAAGCAACAACGAATCAACAAAATCAATCTGAGGTAACTACTGATGACAACTGAACAAGCCCAAGAAACAACGACCACTACTGAAGCCACTGAGACGACAGATACAACTTTTCTTGGTGGTCAAGAAAGCCAAGGTGGTGAAGGTCAGCAAGCAACTGAGCAAGTTACTACCCCTGCAACAGTAGCAACGCCAGACGATTACAGCGTTGAAATTGAAGGCTTTAACTTTGACGAGTTTAAGGCAATTGATGAAAACAAAGAGTTCCTGAAAGAAGCTCATGAAGCAGGTCTATCAAACGAGCAGCTTGGCTTTGTGCTGAACAAGTACAACCAGATCATTCCTGAAGTCATGGCTCAGATGTCCCAAATGCAAACTGAGACATGCAAAGAAACACTCCAAAAAGAGTGGGGTGCAGAGACTCAGGCAAACATTGGATTAGCTATGAAAGCAGCTCAAGCAGCTGGCCTTTCCGGTGAAGAAATCCAAAACCCAACAATTGGCAACAACCCGACTGTCATCAAACTACTTGCTCATTTCGGTAAGCAGCTTGGTGAAGATGTGCCGCCTCAAAACACTCAACAAAGTAGCGGAGAGGATGTTCAAGAATTAATGCGAAGTGAAGCGTACAGTAATGCATCACACCCTGATCATAAGCGTGTTACTGAACAGGTAAACCGTTGGTACGCAAAACAATATGTTGAAAACTAAGGAGTAATTGAGTTATGGCTCAAGATATGGCAACCAATGGCGCTATGATCACCGCAGCTTTTAAGCGTCAGTTTCATGATGCTTTCGAAGTAAAGTGCCAACAAGATAAATCCGTGCTGCAAGTCGCTGTAAAAGATCGTGGCCCAATTCAAGGATCATCATTTACGATTAATGATATGGGCATGGTTGAAATGCAGCCTTCTGGCTCTCGTTTTGGGGATACTGTTTGGTCAGTTCCTGAATCTGGTACACGTCTAGCTACAATGGCAGATTACGATTTATTCGTGCCTATTGAGCCGCGTGATGAGCCAAAACTTTCAGCAAACCCAACCAATGAATACATGCAGGCTTGTTTGGCTGCTGAAATGCGTCAACGTGACCGTGTAATTTTTAATGCATTAGGCGCATCAATTCAACGTAAAAACATTGATGGTGAAACATATACATCAACACCTTTGCCAGCAAATCAAAAAATTGCGGCTGCTGCAACTCCAATGAACAAGGCAAAAATTGTTCGTGCTCGAAAGTTATTCCGTCAAAACCATGCTGATAAATTCCCGTTATATATGATTTATAACGCCGAAATTCTTGAGCAAATCTTAATCGATGACGAATTAACCAAGTGGGATAAAGAAACAATTCAGGCAATTCAAGATGGTGATGTTGCAAAAAAATGGGCTGGTTTCTTATGGCTTCCATATGAAGACATTACATCAGTAACAGCAGGTAGCCCAGCAGTAACGACTCAAACCACTTTCGCTTTTGCCCAAGGCGCAATTCATTACGGACGTAACTCTATCAGTAACTTTGATATTGCTACTCGTCCAGACAAGAAGAACGTTAAGCAAATTGGTGGTATTGCATCATATGGTGCAGGCCGTGCAAACGAGCAAAAAGTAGTGCAGATCGATTTCATCGTGTAAGTGCTTTCACCCCACCCGTGGGCAGGCGGTGGGGTGCTTTTTAACAAAGTAAACGTAGCGAAAGGATTAAGAATGGAAAACCAACATCGCAAGATCAAGGGTTATCGTGACCTCAGCAAAGAAGAAATTGACTTAATGAACCGTATCAAAGAGAAAGGTTCTGAATTGCTTGCTTTGCAAGCTGAGTTGGTCGGTCGTCTTGATACAGATTTTGAAGTGAAGAAAGTTGCAGCATTTAACTCACAACTTGCACCTAATGATTTTGCTAGTGAAGAGTGTCAAGAGCTTGAACGCTTCAAAGCAGCTGAACCATTGCGTTGGGCAGCAATTGGGAAAACTGATATTCAAACAGGTATTATGGCTTTAGTTCGTGCAGTAGCTCAGCCGATTGGCGTCTAACACTCAACAAATCAACTCAAAACCTCAGCCAACATAATTAAAATGGTTGAGGTTTTTCTTTATGACTACCACAAATATAAGCATCTGCAATGAGGCGCTAAACCTATGTGGCGCTAAGTCAATTATAAGTTTTGATGAAAATACAGAGAACGCACGTAGATGTGCTGTGCTGTATGACTCTACACGTAAATCCTTATTACGGATGCATCCTTGGTCATGTGCAAAAAAGCGCGTGGTTTTAGCCCCATCAACAACACATCCAACATTCGGCTATAAAAATGCATTCCCTTTGCCACGGGATTTCTTGCGTGTCTTTGATCCAAATACTCAATGTTATGAGTTTGAAAACCGCCACATCTTATCTAATCAAGATTCAATTCAATTGGTGTACATCTATGACAATGATAACGAAGAAACATGGGATTCCTTACTCTCTGAGGCTATGGCGCTATATTTATGCTCCAAAATCGCTAAACCAATTACAGGCAGCCAAGCGGAATCAGACAGTGCATATCAAAAATTAATGAATCTGCTTAAGCAGGCTAGGGCTATTAATGGTCAGGAACGACCAGCACAAGACTTTGCGGAAGGCGAGGCAAGTTTGATTGAGGTGCGCTACCCATGAAAACTTCAATCATTAAAAACAATTTTAGCGCAGGCGAGTTGTCACCTTATCTAACTACACGCACCGATATACAACAGTATGCGAATGGTGCGCGGCAATTACGCAATGTGATTCCATTAGTTGAGGGTGGGGTTAAGTCAAGACCAGGCACGTACTTCAAAACTGTTTTTACTGGTGCTTTGCGTCTAATACCTTTTGTTGTGAACTCAGATAAGACTTATTTATTAATCTTTAAAAACAATGAACTTGTAGTCTATGACCCACGAACATATGCAATTGTTACTACACTTAGCTCCCCTTACACAGCAGCCCAAGTAAATGAAGTTCAATTTGTGCAGTACAGGTACAGCATGTTTATGACTCATAACCAAGTACCTGTTTATCGGTTTAGATGTTCCGAGGATTATACAAATTGGGAGATGGCCTTATTTGGGTTCGTTCATCCACCACTTGATGATGAGAGTGCTAGAAGTCCATACCGTAAGGGAACGCCAAGTGCAAAAGAGCTAGGCACAACAATTTCTTTTGTAAGTACCCCAGTTCCTGCATGGAGTGAAACTGCTGACTATGTGACTAATGATGTTGTTACCTATTCTGGGAAGTACTATCAAGCATTAAAAAATAGTACAAATAAAATCCCTTCATCCAATCCTGAATATTGGGTAGAAGTAACTTCATCGGTTTCAGATGTTTTTACGGCAGCAGATGTTGGAAGTTACATTGATGTAAATGGAGGAATAATCAAGATCACTAAGTTCAATAGTGCAAATGAAGTTCTTGGTGAAGTTGTAAAAGAGCTTGAATCTGACACAGTGGCTATTGAGCGATCTTGGACCATTACACCACCTGCTTTTAATGCAACAAATGGTTATCCAAGATGTGTGACTTTCTTCAAACAGCGCCTTGTTTTAGCTAATACCAAAGTTTCACCCAATAAGATCTGGTTTAGTGCTGTAGCTGGAAATGCCAACTTCTTAGAGACAACAGAAGACGCTGACGCTTTTAGTGTGGTTTCCGCTTCTGGACTATCCAACTCAATTCTATTTCTTGAGGCGACACGCGGGGTTGTGTGTCTAACCTCTGGTGGTGAGTACATGATTAGTGCTGATGGAGCACTAACGCCGACATCAGTTGAGATTAACGAACACACTTCATATGGAGCTTATCCGCTTACCCGTCCTTGTCGTGTAGGTAATGAATTATTGTTTGTACAGCGCGGTGGCGAGCGCTTAAGAGCTTTGTCATATCGGTACGAAGTTGACGGTCTTGTATCGCCTGAAATTAGCGTTTTAGCTTCGCATATTGGTGAAGAACACGGTGGAATTGACGAGATTACGTACCAGCAAGAGCCGCAATCATTAGTCTGGTGCAAACTTGGAGATGGAAAGCTCGCATCAATAACCTTTAACCGTGATCAAGAGGTGTTAGCTTGGGCGCAACATGATTTTGGCGGGACTGCAATTTCGCTTTGTTCGCTGCCTACGAAGCTGGGTAGTGACCAGTGTTTCTTGTTGATCAACCGAAATGGCACAACATGTCTAGAAGAAATCCACGAAGCAGCAAATATGGATTCACAGCGCACAGTAGCCATTACAAACAATGCTGTTAGCGTTGCTAGTATTTCATATTTAGCAAAGTACGACTTGCTTAAAACAACTAATGGCTATTACTACACAGTGCCTTATGAGCAAGAAGGAAATAATTTAAAAATCCTCAATGATACCGAAACAGGACAGATCCAATTAGGTATGGCATTTGAAGGTTTAGTGGACCTATTCCCGCCTGAGTTGTCACAGAATCCTGCAACTACAATTCTCTCAAAAGCCAAAATTCAGCGCGTTGCATTCTTTTTCATGAAGACATTAGGGCCTTTATTTAATGGAGAAGTCCTAGAGCTATTTGACTTCAATCACACGCCTATGGATGGACAAAATCTATTTACTGGCCGTCACATCTACGAAGGTGGTGACTTTGGCGATCTGTACGAAACAGAGATCAAAATATCACTTAACAAACCACTTCCTTTCCACATGCAAGCTTTAGCTATAGAGATTTCAGTTAATGAGCGATAAGCATGAAGCTTCGTGTTGCCACACTTAACGATATTCCGACACTGGTCGAGTTTGGTAAATCATTTATTGATGAGGCACCAAACTACCAGAATCGGCACTATTGCCCAGAATCAGCAGAAGACCATTTTAAAAAGTTGCTCAAAGAGGGGGTGATTTTTGTAGTAGAGCATAACGGTTTGCTGTGCGGTGGTTTTGCGGGCGGGATTGGCAAGGATTGGTTTAACGATCAGAAAATTGCTTTTGATTATGTGATGTACGTTAAGCCAGATTTTCGAAAAACAAGGGTTGCCTACATGTTAGTAAGCGCCTTTATCAATTGGGCAAAAATTCTTAAAGCTGACCGTATCCAGTGTGGCACTACAACGGGCGTTGAATCTCTTGGGTGTATTCGTTTGTACAAGCATTTTGGCTTGCGCGAATACGGGACTGTACTTGATATGGAGTTAGCCCATGACTGAGGTTATATCGCCAGACAATAAAGAGCTTTTAACCTATGTTCTAGGAGACATACATAACAAGCTCTACATTGATGTGGTGCGAGATTTAAAACAACAAACAGAGCAAAAATTAGAATCTGGTGAACTTGAACCAGCAGATTTCCCTATTACACATCATTTTGCACCAGGTGTTTATTCACGTCAGATGGATGCAAAAGCAGGCTCTTTCTGTATTAGCAAAATGCATCGTACAGAACACTTAAACGTTTTGATGAAAGGCGCCTTAACTATCATCACAGAAGATGGCTTGAAGTATTTAGAAGCACCACAGGTTATTAAGTCTCAAGCTGGGACAATGCGAATAGGTTACTTCCATCAAGATACTTCTTGGCTAACCATTCATCCAACAAATGAAACCGATTTGGAAGCCATTGAACGTGATGTGATTGTTCCAGAGCATGAGATTGAAGCATTCCTAGCTTCAATTGGTCATACGCCTAAGGAGATTGCATTATGTCTTGGGTAGCAGTTGGTGCCGCTGCTGCTGTAGCAAGTGCAACTTTGGCGGGATATTCAGCTTATTCACAATCTAAAACAGCAGAGAAGCAAGCAGAAGCAGACGCATCGGCGCAAGCTTCAAGAGGTCGTTTAGAAGCTGAACGCATCCTTAAGCAGAAAACCAAACAACAGTCTATGGCACGTGCAGCAGCAGCAGCCAACGGTTTAGATGTGAATGAAGGTACAGCGCTTAAGATTAATGATGAGATTGAAAAAGCAGGCCAATATGACGCAGAGATTGCGCGACAGACTGGCTATAACGCATCGCAACGGTTAATGGCGCAGGCAGATCAGTACAGTAAAAATGCAAATACCGCGTTGGCTTCTGGTGCATTAAACATGGTCTCAGCAGGTGTTTCAGCTAAGAAGGGGTGGAAATAATGGCTAAAATCCCTATGGGCAACTTTGGTAATGCACTTCCCGAAGTTCAGGAAACACGCTTGCCTCAAAGTAACTTGAATATGCTTGCTGATGCTGTAAGTAATTTCGGCCAAGTTGCTACACAACAAGGCCGTATTATTGATGAGCAGCAACGACAGCAAGAAGTAACAGCCAAAAACCTAGAGCTCTATAACAACCAGCTTGAGGCAAAGGAAGGTCAATTAAAGCTAGATGAATCATTATCTACTGACTTCAATGACAAAGTGGTTGATATTAAAAACCGTCTTGGCAATGGCGCAATCAATGTTAAGCAGGCAGATGAAGAGCTAAATGCATTTTCAACTCAAAAATTCGCTGAGTTGCAGCCTAATTTACCAACACATGCCCAAGATGATTTAAAAAAATATTGGGATAGCAATGTAGTTCGTCAGCGCTCTTCATTTATGGGCTTGCAACTACGTGCAGATGAGCAAAAGGGGAATGTGTTAGCTGATCGGTTCTTCGATGTGGCAACACGCATGAGTCGTGAAGAAGGTAAGAAATACCTTTCTGATAATTTAATGGGACTTCCTTTATCTGAAGCTCAAAAAAGCGAACTAGCAATTAAGTATGAGACTGCTCGCGATGTGAATGACATTAACTCGCAAATCACGGAAGCCATTGCAGGAAACAATATTGAAGCTCTAAGAGCTACAGCAGCGGGCTTGAAAGATTATAAATTTATTGATGGTTCTACAGTTCAGAAGTTCCAAACTGAAATTCAGAGCAAGATTACAACTCTTGAGCAACGCCAACAAGTCAACGAGAACAAGCGCATTAATGAGGCTGAGAAAGTTGTTAATGAGTTTATTCAAAGTACTTTGACTGGTCGTCCTTTAGATTTGAAATACCAGAATGACGTTGAACAGGCTGTAAAAGGCACACCGTCAGAAGCGGAATATCAGTTTTATAAAAAACAATCTGCTGACTTTATCCGTTTTCAAGCTTTGCCTACAAACCAACAGTTAGCTGAAATTAACAACCGTAAAGCAAAGATGAAAAATAGCTCATCAGCTGATGCAGTTGCAGAAAATAAAATCTTGGCAACCTATCAAAGCATTTACGACAACAAGCTTAAAACTGCTAAGGAAAACCCGACTCAGGCATTGCGTGAAAAAGGTATTGAGCTACCGGAAGTAAACCCATTAACCCTAAAAGTTAATCCTAGTGACTTTGCTAAAAACATTGTAACCATTGGTTCTTATCAAGTAGCACAGCGTGATAAGGACCCAAATGCAACAATTAAACCTATTCCTAATGAAGCGCTACCAGCCGCTAAGCAAGCATGGGAAGAAGCAACCGTAGATCAAAAGTTAAATTTGATTAGTTCTATGATTGCCCAAACCAAAGGCGTGAAGAATGGGGTGAAAATTTGGGGTGCTGCATTGGGTCAGTTAGGCGGAGGTAACTCAAACTATGTTATGGCAGGCGTAGCCAAAGCTAATGGCTATAGATCAACAGAAGGTCGAGAGCTAGCAAACTCAATTGTTATTGGTACTCAACTTTTAAAAAACAAACAGCTAATCATGCCAAAAGAAGATGACATGAGAGAGGCTTTTAACAAATATGTGGGCCAGACATTAACTGGTACTAATGCTAATAATGCTTATGAAGTATTTAAAGCAGTGTATGCGGACACCATGAATGAGCGTGGTTTAAGCCACAGCTCTAAGGATGAAAAGCCTAATGAAAAAGTCCTTGGAGTTGCACTCGACTTGGCAACTGGTGGGGTATACACACAACCAACTTCATTCAGAAACTACAGAGGGGATAAGGTTTCAGATTGGAAAGTAACGAAACCTTATGGAATTACTGATGATGCCTTTGAAGCTCAACTTGAAAAGGGCTATCAAACTATCTCCAAGCAAACAGGAATTAGTGTCAATAATTTAAAAGAGTTCCGCTTACGCCAAGGCAAGCCATCAAGTACAGGTGCAATTCAATACGACCTGATTAACGAGCGGGGGCAGCAATTGGTAGTTAAAAATGCTATCTGGAGAATCACGATGGATGGGGTGACTAAATGACTTGGTATGACACATTTGCAGATGATGAGCAGAAGTCAGTAGAAGAACTCCAAAGAAAAGGGATTACTGGCAAGCCAACTGTTCAAAAGGAAGTTGGTATTTTCGATGGCGCTATCTCTTCACCTTTTCGCGGCATGGCAATTGGCCTTAACAAAGTTGGTGATGCAATTTCGGCACCGATTGATGCCGTTGTAGACCGTGTTAGCTATAGTCTGAAAGACGTTTCTACAAACGAATTTATTGAACCGTATGAAGAGTTCAAGGCTAAGCGTGAAAAGGCGCGTGATAATCTGGTCTATGGAACCATTGCTGACCTAGAAGACAAAGACAATACAGGCATTGTCGGGAATATTGGTGTAGGTGTTGGCGATTATCTCTGGCGTGGTGCGCTGGGTGTGGCAACAAGTGGCACTTTAGGCGCAGCCACTTTAACAGGTGGTTCAACTGGTAATTACGTCTATACCGATTTAACCCGTAAAGGCGTAGATGAAAACACAGCTTTGAAAGTAGCTGGTGTAAATGCTGTCGGTGATGCAGTTGGCACAGCTCTGCCTATTAGCTATGGCTTTAAGGGTACAGGTGGTTTAGTTGCTGACGCTGCATTATCTGTGGGTGGTGCCACTGGCTTGAACACTGGTATGCAATATGCAAGTGAGCAGCTTCTAAAATCTAATGGCTATGATAAGCAGGCGAAGCAATATGAAGTTACAGGCGAATCTGTGGCAACTGATTTGCTTATTAACACATTAATGTTTGGTGGTGCACGTTACTTAGGTTCAAGACAAAATCAACTAGACCAAGACGTTGATGCCGAAATAAACCAACTGAATGCAGATGATATTGAAACTCGAAATGACCAAATTACTGATGCTCTGGTTAGAAATAGTTTTGAGTTTGAAGACACAACTTTGCCTGTTCAAACTACTGATCCAGTACAGCAAAACAAGCATTATCAAAACCTAGATGCTGCTACTGAACAAATCCTAAAAGGCCAGCCAGTTAGCGTGCCTAATACAGTTGCTCGCGGTAATATTGATATTGCACCAAGTGAATTTAAAACCATTCGTTATGATGATCCAAGACTTGATGCTGTATTAGAAAGAAAAGCCACTAGCATGAATATGTCTTGGGCAATTCCACTACTGCAAGCAATTCGTAAAGGTGGTGAACGCTCACATAATTGGCAAGTATCACCCAAAGGTGCTAAGTCAATTATGCAAATTATGCCAGATACTCAAAAAGGTCTTGAGCGTAATAGTGGCAAGAAATTTGATATTAACAATCCAAGTGATGCCACTGAAATGGCTTTGCTATTAGTTAAAGAAATTTCTGATACTTATAAGACTAAAGATCCAAAAGTTATTGCGGCACATTACAATGGTGGCTTTAAGAATGGTAAAGCTATGCAAAATACTGGGAAACCAGTAAGTGATGAAACTATAAAGTACGTTAATAATATCTCCAATTACCTACAAAATAATAATCGATCTGTTGCTTATGGAATGGATGGTTCAAGCTATGATTTCGCTTATGAAGTAAAAGATTGGGCTGATTTAGTAGCGTCTAACGATCAGTTATACGGTGTAAATCCGCTTTACCCAAGTGAATTACAGCCACGTGACCGAACCCGTGAAGCATCACGCCAGCAAATTGAACGTATGGCCGATGATTTAAAGCCTGAATTATTGGGCGAATCTCCAATGTTGTCAAACGGTGCACCAATCATTGGACCCGACAATGTTGTTGAATCTGGTAATGGTCGTACGCTTGCAATTGGTCGCGCTTATGATAATGGTCGCGCAGATGCTTATCGTGAATTTGTTCAGAATTGGGCGAATAGTAGAGGCATGGATATATCAGGTTTAAATCAGCCTGTTTTAGTGCGTACACGCCTTAGTGATGTAGACCGTGTAGCTTTCTCCCGTTTAGCCAATGAAAGCGATGTGGCGCAATTCAGCGCAACTGAGCGCGCTATGAGTGATGTTGATCGTCTACCAGACTCAACACTACTAAAAATAAATAATGATGGATCAATCAATATTGATGGCTCTATGGATTATGTCCGTAGTTTTGTAGATCAATTGCCACAGTCTGAACGTGGATCAGTCATCACAAGTGATGGCCGCTTATCCCAAGAAGGTAAACGCCGAATTGAATCGGCAATCGTACAACGTGCATATGGCGATTCTAATCTTGTAACTCGTCTATCTGAAAACCTAGATGATGATAGTAAAAACGTTTTAAACGCCTTACTCCGTGCGGCTCCTCAATTGTCACAGCTTAATGATTTAGTGAAACAAGGCGGACGCTTTGAGAACACTATTTCTCAAGACTTGGCGCAAGCTGCACAAAAGCTTACAGACTTAAAAGCAAATGGCTTACAGGTTCGTGACTATTTAAATCAAGGTCAACTTATTGATGATGGATTAAGTGATGGAGCAAGAAGATTTCTTGAGGTCTTTGATAATAACCGCAAGAGCGCAAAGGCGATTAGCGAATCCATTAACTCTGAGATTCAGGCCATTGAAAACATGGGCGACCCGCGACAAGGCTCATTGTTTGGCGAAACACCAGAAGAAAAAGCCGCGCTTGATGTGATTTTCTCAAATCCTGATCAACCAATTGCAGTAAGTCGTATTAATTCAATGGGCGAACCGGAAGAATTCACCATGACTTTACGTGACTATCACGCCGAACTTGAAGCAGAAATTAAGCAATCTGAGCAAGATATTTTAGCAGCACAAACCGCCTTGAACTGTGCTTTACAATTTGGAGCAGCATAAAGAATGAAAGAACAATGCAAACAAGCGGTAGCTAAAGCACTTGGCAAGCAATCCCTTACAGCTCAAGAAGCAACGGATATTGAAGCACGTATTAATGAAACGATGCGTAATCTTGCACGCAAAGATATTAATAACTGGCGCAACCTTTCCGATGCAGAAAAACTATCTGAGGCAGCAAAGCAAGTTGCAATTGACATTCAAGAACAGTTGAAGCGCAAGCATAAAATTGCTGCTCAGGACATTTTAAAACAATCGCAAAACATCGCAGCTTTAGACCATGGCAAATTGTCATCAATGGAAGTCATAGACCGTATGGTTGCGGCCCATGGTGATATGTCAGGCATTCAGTCAATTGATTCAAAAGCGCGTGGTATTGCTGCTATTTACCGCGGTGAGTTAGTTGACTTCTACACGAATATTAAAGGCGGTTTAGGCATCTTCACAGATCAAGAGTTAGTGCAAAAAATTGTTCGTGAGCGCTTTGGTGAAAACACAGGCGATGCATTAGCTAAAAAGATCAGTGACAAGATGGGCGATGTTTTCGAAACCATGCGTGACCGATTTAACCGGAACGGTGGCGACATTGGAAAGCTAGACAATTGGGGATTGCCACAAACGCATAACCTAGAAAAGATCGCTAAAGCAGGGAAAGAAGCGTGGGTAAACAAAGCTGAATCACTAATTGACACCCGCCAATATGTACACGAGAACGGTGATTACTACTCACAGCAAGAAATACGCTCATTGCTTGAATATACCTATGACACGCTATCAAGTGACGGTGCAAATAAAATCGAAGTTGGCCGACAAGCTACAGGTGGCGGTACTTCCAAAGTAACTAACCGTCATGGTGAAAGTCGCGTCTTGCACTTCAAAGATGCTGAATCATGGCTTGAATACCAATCTGAGTTCGGCGGTATGCAGTTTGTAGACTTGGTCGAAGCTCACATTAATGGCTTATCGAAAGATATTGCTATGGTTGAGAACTTAGGTAGTAACCCAAAAACAGCTTTAAAAATTTTGATGGATGCCGCAGCCAAAAAAGACTGGGAAAAAGGGATTGATGAGAACAAGACCCAAAGTAGTCGCAAGCGTGCACAGGCAATGTTTGATGAATTTAGCGGTGGTAACTCTCCACAGTCACAGGTTCTAGCAAATTTAGGTCTTGCATATCGCTCGATGAATGTTGCTTCAATGCTTGGCGGTACTACCATTGCCTCATTAGCAGATCAGGCAACTATTGCCAAGACTGCACACATTCATAATTTGTCATATCGGAAAACCTTTGGCGAACTAGTTAGACATCTTAACCCTAAAAATAAAGAAGATAGAAAACTAATGCATTCACTGGGATTTGCGACAGAGGAAATGTTAGGCTCTATTGCACGTTGGTCAGATGATGGGCTTACATCATCTTATGGTAAATCTGAAAAATTGGCTAAAATATCCAGTGGAATTGCAACACAAGTATTGCGTGTATCTTTTTTAAATGCGCTTACATCTGCATCTAAAATGGGTTTGGATGCAATGCTTATGGAGAAGTACGGACGTTTAAGCCGTTCTAAAGCTTGGAGTGATTTAGATGTACAAGACCGTGAATTACTTTCAAACACTGGTTTAGATGAACGAGCATGGCAAGTTTTCCAATTGGCTGAACCTGTTGTGGATCGCAATGGCAATCAACTCATGTCGGCGCGTTCAATCTATGAAATTCCAGATGAAAAATTAGCAGCATTTGGCGACCCTAAACAAGTTAAAGATCAAGTTTCCTCGCAGCTTCAAGCACACCTTCTTGATGAGCAAGGGATGGCAATAGTTGAGGCAGGGCTTCGTGAACGCACTTGGATGACTGTAGGCGCTAAAGGAACCATTACTGGTGAGGTGTTTAAGGGCATAACTCAGTTTAAATCTTTCTCAGCTGCATTTTTAATGCGGCAGGGTAGTCGTATGGTTGCTCAAGAAGGCCTGAAAGGTAAGGCAGCATATGGCATACCATTATTTGTGACTATGACGTTGTTAGGTGGATTGGTTGTACAACTTCGAGAGTTGCTAAACGGAAATGATCCGCAGACTATTTATGATAGTAATGATCCTAAAAAGGCTACAAGCTTCTTTATGCGCTCACTAGTTGCTGGTGGTGGCTTGCCTGTACTCGGCGACATTCTTGTTGCTGGTACTGATACTTCTGGTCGTGATGCAAACTCATTTGTAGCTGGACCACTAGGCGGTGATTTTGAATCACTATTAAGTCTGACAGTTGGCAATCTAACTCAGTACAATGAAGGTAAGGACACCAATTTCGGCAACGAAGCATTCAAATTTGTGAAGGGTAAAGTTCCAGCGCAGAATTTATGGTATACAAAAGCAGCTATTAACCGTATGGTATTCGATGAAATGCAAGACACAATTGCACCTGGCTATCGTGAGAAGGCTTTACGTAAAGCAGAACGACAACAAGATCGTGAGCGATTCTGGGGTGATGACATTAATGATATTAGAGCACCTGATTTTGAGAGGGTAGTACAGTAATGAGAATATTAGGATTTATAGCCTATTGGGCCTTAGCTATTACACAGTTTCTAGGAATTTATACATATTTTGGGAATGTCCTAGATTGGAATGGTTTTATATCAGTAATTATTGCACTAATACTTGGTGGTATTCCAGTACTAGGAACCATCTTTGGTGTGCTTGGCGCAACACAAGGTTGGGATTGGGGATTAATTCCAGCACTATGTTTATATTTATGGCCTTTCATTATTTTTGGGATCGTCTATTTATTTTCGTCTCGGAAATAACACCCATTCAACCAGCTTATAAGCCCTTGTATATATGAACTATATGCGAGGGCTTTTTTATGCGTGATGATCAAATAGAACGAATCAAAGTAATGTCTGAAGATATTGCTGAAGATATGCTTAAGACGGCATATGTCGCCTTAGAAACTCCACTTGATAGTAAACAGGCCCGTGGCGATAAGGGGTTCATGTATAAGATCGTTAAAGATCAGGCGGGCGTCATTGCAACTATTCAGCGAATTCTTGACATCAAGTCTGGAAAGATTCCACCTATAAGCGCAACTCAAGCAACCCAAGAAAAGTATGAACAGCAACTTATAGAAAAAGCTGAAAAAGAAGCTGAAAAATTGAAACAACGGTTAAGTTAATGTCCAAACCCAAGATAAGCTTTTTAGCTTTTTTTCTACTTTGGGCAGAACTACAGGGCTGGAAAGTCCCAACGTTTCATATTCAGGTCTGTATCTTCCTAGAGAACTTTTATTTAAATGGGCGCACTGCACTGCTCATGATGCCACGCGGGCATTCAAAATCTTCAATGCTAGATGTCTTTAATGCATGGGTAATTTATTGTTGGCCTGAAACACAAATATTACATCAAGGTACAACTGATTCAGATGCATATAAGTGTAGCAAAGGTACACGTGATGTGCTTGAACGCCATCCACTTTGTGCAAGCAATCATAATGTTGGAATTAGACAGGGAGAAATAGAACGTTGGTTCGTAAATGGAACCAATGATGTGCGTTATGGCACTATGCTAGCAAAAGGTATTTTATCAGGCGTTACAGGTCACCGTGCGCACTTTATTCAAAATGATGACGTTGAGACCCCACAGACAACAGCAAATCCAGAACAACGAGAGAAGTTACCAAAGAAATTAAGCGAACAAACACACATTGCTATACCGGGCGCAAAAAAGCTATGGATTGGGACGCCGCACACTTATGACTCGCTTTACGAAAAGATTAAAAAACAAAAGCGAGTAAGCACATTTATTCTCAAGATGTTTGAACATGAAAAACGTGTTGAAAATGGCGAGAAGGGACAAAAGGTTTTACTTGATTTTGAGCCAATTCACTCATTTGCAGGAATTGGTATAGGTGCTAAGTATTTAACTAAAGATGTTCATTACACATGCATCAATAAGGGAAACACATGGGAGATAACACTTCTTGAGTCTCACTATGTAATTGACTTCTACTCTAAGGGTATTTGGGAAGAGCGCTTTACTCCAGCTGAAATGGAGATTCGACGCGAGGAGTGTAAAACCCTTAACGAGTGGGACTCTCAATATCAAATGCACGCTAAGCCAATCGGTGATGTGCGTTTAGATCCAGACAAAATGCTTGCATATGATTGTGAGCCATATATTAAACGTGCAAATGGCGAAATCATCCTTATGCTTGGCGATCGTCAAATGGTTGGCTGCTCACTTAAGTGGGATCCATCGTCTGGCAAGCTTAAGTCTGATGTATCGTCAGTAGCACTATTTTTCCATGATGCATTAGGTAATAAATACTGGCATCGCTCTATCTCTCTAACGGGTCCTGATGTCATCACAGATGAAGGCGGGAATATTGTAGGCGGTCAGGTTTGGCAGCTATGCGATTTAATCCAAGAATTTAACGTCCCTCGGGTAGTAGTTGAAACAAATGGGATTGGTGGCTTTGCACCTTCATCACTCAAAGGAGCGCTCAAGAAGCGTGGAATCCAATGTGGTGTTACTGAACAACATGCACACCAAAATAAAAATAAGCGCATTCTAGAAGCAATGGAAGGCCCTTTAATGTCTGGTCTTTTATGGGCTCATATCTCAGTGCTTGAGGTTGGAGAGGGTGAAAACGTAGAGGATTCACCACAAGTTAAGCAAATGCGCGAATGGAACCCTGCGCTTAGCAATCAACCTGATGATTTCATGGACTCAGCAGCAGGCGCAATCGTTGAACAGCCTGAGCGTATCGGGAAAATACACAACAAAAACGCTGTTAAAGAAGCCGTTAATTGGAGAACAAACGGTGGCGTATACGAGGCCACAGTAGACTTTGATTAGGGGTAGGCTATGGCAGTACCAGAACAAACGCCATCTATAGAATATACAGCGAATGGAACTACTACAGTTTTCCCACTTCCATTCCAGTGTGATAAAGCAGAGTACTTAATTGTAAACCTAGACGGAAATGAAGCCCCTGTAGGCTCTTGGAGCTTTGTTAATGGCTCAGTAACGTTCAATGCAGCACCAGCTAACGGAGTTGTTGTAAATATTGAGCGAAATACCCCATTCCAAAGAACAACAGATTATCAGTCCTACAACAATTCATTCCGCCCAGCGCCTGTAAATAAAGACTTTGATTTAATCTGGTGGAAGCTTCAAGAACTTGGTTATCGTGATCAGGTTATTTGGCTCGCTTTAGTTAAAGAGATTTCTGACCGTATTGCAGGTGATGACAATCTACAAAACCAAATAAATACGATTGACGAGTGGCTGGATAATCTACAACAAAAAGTAAATGAAAATACTAACGATATTGCTCAATTAGTTACTGATCTATCAAAAGAAATTGCAGACCGTATAGCTAATGATGAAGCTCTAAAAGAAATGTTCCTTGCAATGATGGATGAAGCCATTAATGAAGGAACAATTAATGCTTTGGCAATTACAACTGTTGAAAGTATTGCTGATTTATTAAATCTTAATGCTTGGGCTGGCCGCACCGTTCGTGTTAAATCATACTATACCGGTGTGATTGGAACTATTATGCCTTTTAAAGGTGGAGGGACGTTTGTCTATGATCCTTTAAGAAAATTAGAGAATGATGGTGGGGTTTGCATAAATGGTTGGGTTCGCCAGTTAGAAAATAGGGTTTTAAATCCATATATGTTTGGTGCGTATGGTGATCTTGAATTTACCAATACTGAAGTATTAGCTTATAAATCTGGCCATGATGATACTGAAGCATTTAAAAAAATGCTTAACATGAATAGCTATGTAGTATTTCCCAATGTAAGTAAAGGTGTCTCTTCAAATAAATACAGTCGTTATACTTTTGAGTTGCCTAACGGTTCATACTACATCCGCGATACCTTGCCGATTAGATCATTTACAAAAATAGAAGGCAATAATTCAGTTATTTACTTTGACCCTCCTACCGCAAAAGATCTGTTTGTAACACCACGCGATGAAATGGCTGCTGCATACCAGATTAGTAAGGGATGGAACACACAAACGATTGTTCTTTGTGAATTTGATAATTTAGTCATTATTGGCAACTTAACTCGAACATCTACAACGCATGCCCAAAAATGCTTTGATGCAGCAAATGCATATAAGTGGAAATGGACGAATGTTATTATTGAACGCTTTCAGAATGGAATTTCAATCTATCCGCTTAATACATCGGCATGGACAAATGGTGCCCGTATCGGGAACTTCTATGAAAATGTTTTAGATAACGTTGTTATTAATGAATGTGTTCAGCACTTTTATAATGCAGGTAATGTTACACAAGCAACAAACTTAACACTCGCGGGAGGGTATGTTGTTGGGCGCCAATACACTAATAAATTTGATTATTTCTTAAGAAATGTTGGGGCGGGATTTAGCTGTAATGGTTTCAATATCGCGCCTGCATCTGATCAGCAACTGACAAAAGCACTGATTTTTGACTCATGTGTAGGTTCTTATTACTCTGGCGGTTATACAGAATGGTTTAATACTTATTTTGAATTAGACATGCCAGCGCGTATGGGTGGTTTTAAATATGATGCAAGTCATACGTTCAAATATCCTGAACATATTATGTTTAAGTTTAAAGATGGTGTCTTTTCTAAGTATGATTATTCAACAGGTATAAGAACTGTACCGAACAAATTTGCAAATGGTCGTTTGTATAATAACTATCTAAATCATATGGGATTTGGCTTTGGATCAAGTTCAGAATTAATTACGAATTTCTTTAGATATGTCCCACAATATGATTTTAAATACGGCTTGTATGGTGTAAGTGGATTAACTAATGACATTATTTATGATGTTAAGCGCTTTGAAGCGGTAGATACAGGCTTTACAACCCGGTTTGGTATTCGTTTGATAAACCCTACAGCTAGCTCTGTAGACTTAGTTTTGCCACTCAACAACCAATCAGTTATGGCAAAAGTAGTATTTTTATATCGTCCAATTAAAAACTTCTCACATGCAAATTTTAAGTCAAATGTACTTGGGTTTAATGGCACGAATGATCGTATCTCTATTGGCGAGTTAATGGTTGACTATGGTAATGATTGGAAACTAGCAGTTCTTGAAGTTACTAGTGAGCAGACCAGAACAGGTAATGTTGTAATTGCTTTGCCTGCAAACTCTCAAGTTGAAATCGAACATATTGGCGCTTATGCAAATGGCTATCCTTTTATGCCTTCCTATAAAGAATATCAACCTACTGTAAATAGCCAAACTTTCGAAGGAATATCTGGCTCTAATGTTGGTGGAACCTTTGCTACAGGGGATATCTTAAGAGCAACGGCTAGTATAAGTGCGGGGGCAATTACAGGAAGTGTTAGCGATAACGTAGTGTTGTCACAGGGCGTTTATTCAAGTCGCCATAATGGTACTGCTGCTGTTACTTTAGCCTCTGGCGTAAATACTGTTGATGTTTCGGGCACTGACACTCTTAAACGTTTAGGTATTGGAGCATTTGTTGAGATACAGCAGAATTCAGTAAAAAATAAATATACTGTAGTTGGAAGAAGCTTTATTAATGGTGAGTTCACTTACAATCTGACTTTTGCAGGCAATGTTTCCATCTCTGCTGGTAATGTTCTATTCGATACAAACTATATGCAACAGCCGACTTTTAGAGCATTGCAGTATTTCCAGAATAATTATATTTCAAGAAATGTTGCCTATGCGAATATAACAGTAAATGCAAATTTAACTTTATCTACAGTTTTTACACTAACTGGTGCTGTCGTAGGCAATACAGCATTAGTTGCAGCTTCTCCTTCACTTGGTACTTCATCAAGAATATGGGCTGAAGTTACTGCAACAGATCAAGTGACGGTTTATCATCAAAACCTAACAGGGGCAAATATTACTACCCCTGCAGGCACTACACTCACAATCAAAGTTGTCTAAACTTCGATATCAATAGGCTTCTAAATTGAGGCCTATTGAAAAATTGTTCTACATATGTGTAAGTAAAAACTGATACAGTAAATGTTATAAAAAAATGAATAAAAATAAATGTTAAGAACCCTAAAATTCCAAATGCTGCAAATTGTCCAGCCAACTTCATTAAAAAGAAAAGTACAACACCATGTGTTAAATAGATACTGTAGCTAATTTCTCCAAGTTTCTGCATCTGTTGATTCATGAGTAAGCCAAAAATTGTATTACCTTTTGCAGCAGCAATAAATAAGAAAGAACAAGCAAAAATGAGATAGAGATAGTAAAAATTGCTTGCTGTAACAAAGAAGGCTGATAAGAAGAATACAAGAGAAATAATTGAAAAGTACTTAGATTTAATTAAATTAATAGCTTTTTCACTTTTAATATCCAATGCCACATAACCTACATAAAAACATAGTGCTGCACGTGGATCTATATAAAACTTAAAATATATTCTTAATAAATAAGATAATATAAAAATAAATAAAAGAGATGAAATTATTATAATATGTTTTAATAATTTATTTTTAACGTTATGTAGAAAATAAAATAGAAACGGTATTGTTAAATACATCAATATTTCAAGCTTTAATGTCCACTCAACCCCACTTGTCATACCCATAAATCTAAGGGTCGAATCATCACCAAAAAATAGCATCCACTTGATATAAGGTAAAATTGCATCACTAATTTTCAGGTCAGTCAAAACTAAAAAATTATATAAAAAGCAGAAAGTAATAACAAAAAAATAAAGAGGAAATATTCTCTTAAGTCTATGTTTTAAAAATAAAAATCCATCAAATCTTGACTTGTTTAATAACGAGTAAAAGAGATAGCCTGATATCATAAAAAAGATAGCTACACCAATTTTTCCAGCATTTAAAGCCTGATTACCCCAGCCAATATATTCAAAATATTGGTCTTGTGTATAAGTCCAAGATTTGCCAGTTAAAATATATAAATCTTTATAAGTATGGCTATACATAACTACCGTAGCTAATATTGCCCGCAATCCATTTATTGGATTTTTATTCTTTACTATTATACCTTCGTATGACTGATGTTTAGTGGCACAAAAAGGAATGAGTAAAATTAGAAATATAAAAACGTACAAGTAAATTGGGATCATTATTTTTATCCATTTTGATTTAAAATCATTATAAACCACACAACAAAACATTATAAAGATTAGTTTTAAATATGTTAGGGCTTTTTTATTACTATTAAATTGAGAATGCTATGCAAGAAAACGCGATTCCATGGGTGTTAAAGATTTTTCCAGCTGTAATTGGGGCAATATTAGCGCTGGTATTAAGCGGTGATATTGATAAGAACGGTAAAATTCAAGTTTCAGCAAGTGTTATTACAAAGTTTGTTTGTAGTGTAACGGTTAGCTTATATGGTGGCTCAGCCTTCATAGAACATCAAGGATTCCTTAGCACATCAACTATGTTCCAAGGGTTTATCATGTTGATGTTTGCTGTATTTGGCTTACTGTTTATTGGTATCGCTTACCAATCAATTGCCTTAATGAAAGGCAAGTCACTGGCAGAAGTAATTGCCGAAGTTAAATCTGCATTTGTTGCGATCATAAGCGGCAAGGGTGGTGACTAATGAGCAATAAACTTACTGAATCACAAATAATTCAGCAGGCAGAGTTTCTAGGAGTTGAGCCTGCCGCTTTACAAGCTGTCATTGATGTTGAATGTAAGGGTAGTGGTTTTAATCAAGACGGTACGCCAATCATTTTGTTTGAACGTCATGTCATGCGTCAGCGCTTAATTGCAAATAATAAAGCAAAGGTTGCTGATGAAATGATGCGTAAGCGGCCAGATTTATGCAGCAAAACATCAGGTGGCTACGGCTTATATTCGCAGCAACATGCAAAGCTTAATGATGCAGCTAAATATGACCGCACTAGCGCACTTGAATCATGCTCATGGGGGATTGGTCAGGTGATGGGGTATCACTGGTATTCATTAGACTATCCGTCATTACAAGCTTTTATTAATGCCATGTATAAAGATGAAGCCTCTCAGCTTGAGGCTATGTGTCGATTTATCAAAGTAAATGGCTTGGTAAATGCATTAAAGAATAAAGACTGGAAAGCTTTTGCACGAGGTTACAATGGCCCAGCTTATGCTAAAAATAATTATGATGTTAAGCTTGGTAATGCTTACAAGTTGCACAGCTCACACTATAAATAGTAATGTGAACGTCTCGATTTGTGTAAGGGCTTTGTGATGTCGCAAGTCATGATCATGGTTTCTGAAGCGGGCAGGATGGAGAATACTTGCAATCTACCCGCTGATTTAGATAAGAATGGGAATGTACTTAAAATCTATGACTACTCATTAAAAGAGTTGCCGATTAATTTGGATGGCACTGTGACTTACAATGGCAAAAGATGGACCTTTGATAAGAAGCAAAATTACCTCTAAACCTGTGGATAAATAGCGCATTACGCCAAATATACGCCAAAATATATATAAGTTATTGATTTTGTAAAATAGATTGGTGCGCTCGGCGGGGATCGAACCCACGACCCCAGGCTTCGGAAACCTGTACTCTATCCAACTGAGCTACGAGCGCATGTGTGGGGCACATCATAGGAAAAAAACACTTGCAGGTAAAGCACGAAATACGTACCAAGTGAATTTAATGCTTAATTAAACAGCAGCTTGTTATGTTTTAGTTCTTTTGCTGAATGAGCTGAATTGAATAATTAATAGAGTGAAGCGTATGTGCGAGCTCATGAGGGGGAATCCTTGACTCTTGCAAACTGGTAATCCATTGCATTTGGCACATTTTTAGTTCTTGAAGATTTTTAATTTGTTCTATTTTTTGAATAAGTGGTTTGGCCATAAGCCCACAGTATTGGCTTAAGCTTTGTTTCATTAATAGTTGTATTTCTTCAAAAGTAAGTTGTTGAACAGGAATTGGTGGCTGAGTATTTTCAATATTTGAAGAATGGCATGATGGTTCTAGAGAAACTTTAATTTCTCTAGTCAGATCGGTACTTTCATTTTCATCTATGGTGCTTTTTTGTTGCGCTTTTACTTCTAAACTCGTGGTAGGTGATTCTGAGAGAGGTATTTGTTCAGCAAATTCTGAATCGTTTTCGCTAATAGGGGCAATAAGCTTTAAGTCAATAAGTTGTTGAATGAGTTCTGGTGGAGCAATGCGTTTTTTAAACTCGGTATTGAGAGTTTGAAAATCTTCATGATCAATTAATAGAAGTAAACGTCTTTGTTTGGCATTTAAAGCAATATTACGTTGTTGAAGCGCGACTCTTCCCAAATTGGTTCGATAAAAACCAGCCAT